ATCAGAGCCTCAGTTCCTCACTAGAAACGCGGATGAACCGAGAGCGATAAAGAACAACATCGCTAGGTTCCGTAGGTTAACCAAGGAAAAGAAATGATTAAGCAGATATGGGGTGAATTGAAGCTAATGCTTAGGTCAGTAACACCAGCGCAAGCCATTGTGTGGGAGCTTGCCGAGGCTGAGATGGCACTGCTACGCGCAGAGACAGGCGTTGAGTACGCCCAAGCATTGGTGACCTATAACAAGAATCGCGTCAAGCGTTTGAAGGCGTACATGGCTGTGACTACCACCGAAGAAGTTAAGGAGACGACATGATTGATTTGATTTGGATTGCATGTTGTATCGCATGGCTCACGCACATCTTCACTTGCTTTGGGCAGGGACTGTGGGGGTTCTTGGTGGCGGGGGCAATCATGTTCCCTATTGGCATCCTGCACGGTGTCTACCTTTGGTTCAAGTAAGGAGAAAAAGCATGATTGACGAAACAGGCGGACCAGCGTTTCCGCTGGACAGAGACTGCTGCAATGTAGGCATGACCCTGCGCGATTACTTTGCGGCCAAGGCGATGGAGGCTTTGATTTTGGAGGTGGCTGATTGGAAGTACATGCCAAATGAGATCGCCAATTTTGCATACGCACAAGCAGACGCCATGCTGAAAGCGAGGACAAAATGACAAAACGCTACTGCGACACGGGCCGCATCGACTGCCCGCATCTGCCCGAGTGCATCTGGGACTGCAAGTACGACACCGCTGTTGTCGAGCGCCGCAAGGTCAAGGCGTACCCGATTGTCCCCGAGGACATCAAGCCTGTGCCCGAGGCGTGGCAGATTATTGGCAGCGTTTTAGTTGGCTTTGGAATTGTTGCGCTGGCAGTGATCTGCATTCTGTTGTTCTTCACTGGTGTTTGGATTTGGAGCTTGCTGATATGAACAACGAAATGCAAAAAGTCTGGGAAGCACTGCGCGAGGTGTACGGCGTTGACTTGACCGCTGCCACTCTGGTAGTTTTGGTCAAAGACGGTGACACAGCGGTGCGTTTTATAACAAGCTACTTCCCACAACAGGAGACAGAGAAATGACCAAGCTAGACGCATTACGCATTCTCAAGCTGCTGTCGGCACTTGAGTCTTGGGCATACAGCACAAACAACCCACTGCCCACTTTTGTCAGTGATGATTTGCTTACAGCGAATGCTGTGTTGGAGGAGATGATTTTGAAGGAGGACGCATGACACAAGAAGACATCATCCACATGGCGCGGGAGGCTGGGTTTGAAACAGAGTATCGCAAAGGAAAAATCCACGGCTTTGACCGCGATGGTGACTACACCGATGAACTTAAAGCCTTTGCCGCCCTTGTCGCAGCAGCAGCGCAGAAGGATGCTGCCCGCTATCAACACATCAAGGGTATGGCCCGTGCAATGTCGCTGGACATAAGTGGCAATCATTACTGGCACATGGGTCTGCGAGACATTCGCGGCCCGAACTTGGATGAAGCAATTGACCGAGCCATAAAAGCCGAAGGACAAGCATGACTAAAGAACAAGAAGCACTGAAGCTGGCGCTTGAGAAAATTGCGCTTGAGGCGCTGGAAAATGCAGAAAGCGCTATGTATCTAACAAGCAAAGGAGAAGAACACATGAGCACAGACATGACTAAAACATGGTTTGACGGAACGAACATCGTCACGCAGAAGATACCAGAGGCTGAAATCTATAAACGCCCGTGGGTAGGGCTGACTTTTGAAGAAAGAAATGGGATTTGGAGAAAAGAAATTGGTTGGGGCGACCCATCCCATAACGACGAAGACCTGATGAAGGCCATCGAAGCCAAACTCAAGGAGAAGAACACATGACAGCACACTTTAATTTTCATCGGCGCATTGGTATCACCCCCAGCTTTGGGGTTGAGTTTGCCAACTACGACTCAAAGGGGACTGTCACCCTGCGTTTGTGGTGGTCTGCGTTTACGTGTACGTTTGATATCCCCAAGCGGTATTGGAAAGTGGAAGATGAAAAGACTCGTTTCTACAGAGAACTCAGGGAGAAGATCGCATGAAGCCTTGCCTGAAATGTATTTACTTCCAGAAAGTACGCACCAAGCACGCAGTCGTCTTGATATGCGCGGTCAGCGAGAAGCCCTGCATTAAATCGCTTACACCCGAGGGGATGTGCGGACAGGTCAAGGAAACATGGCCCAAGGAGAAGAAGAAATGATGCGAGCGCCGAACGGCAAGCCGATACTCAACGAACCAGACGCTGAAGGGTTGTACACCTGCCAGTACACAGGTCTGAAGGTGTCGCGTGAAGAGTCCATCTTCTTGGGGGCATGCGTACCACAGGTCAATGGCACATACGTGTGCCACCCGACTGCACTGCCCTTCTTTAAAAAGTCCAAGCGCAATTTTGACGAGAGCGAGGCCAACTGCAATACCTGCAAGCATCTTGTTCGCGTAAAGCATGAGCCAAGGAAAGACGGGATGCTACAGGGCGAGTGCCAAACGATGCCCAAGCTGCTGTTCCACCCCGATGACTTTATGGGGATGAATTGCTACGAACAAAGACCGGAGAAGAACACATGAGCGACAATAACTTCTGCCCAAGGTGCGGCAAGCGCAGGGGCGGGGATGTGAACTACATTCACACATGCACACCACCAAGAGATGCAGCCGGTTCACAGGCTTTTTACGGATTTCCTAACGAGCCGGTAAGTACGCCAAACGCGGGCGGCAAATGCGTGACAGCGGGAGAGACTGCACCTACTCACACCATCAGCACCAGCCACGCTGTGGCGGTATCAACGGACACTTACTGGATGCCTATCGACAAGGACACGCCGCGTAGCGTCAAGCTGCAACTGCTGTCCATCGGAGGCGTAGCCCAGTACAGCGTCCTGCAAGCCGATACTAGCTTCTTCACACACTGGTGTCCTCTACCAAAGAAGAGAAATGAAGTGCCCAACCTGTAATGCATGGACAACAGTCGAGCAGACGAAGAACAACGGTGACTTTGTAGAGCGCAGACGCAAATGTGCCAACAATCACACGTTTACAACTGAGGAGCGCAGAATCCCCGACAAGAAGCGTGGACGCCCCGTTAAAAACAAGGAGAAAGCAAATGACACTAGCCACCCTGTCCCGTTATGACCCCATCAAAGGATGTTTTGTTTTGAAAGACCTCACCCCCAAGCCCCTAGCCAATGCGTTTGAATACATGCGCTTCACCGAAGAAGAGAAAGAGCGCCGTGGTGGCAAGCCCCTGCTGCCGCCCGGTGACTACAAGCGCAGTGAGGCCGCGTCTAAAGCCGTTGAGAAGAAGCGCGAGACAGACCCACACTACGGAACCCTTGGCATTTCCAGCAAAACCGCAGCCGTGATTGCCATGAAACCAAAGACGTTCACCATCTACAACAAAGTTAAAAAGGAGCAGACATGACAACAGGGATTGAGTTTTTGAAGCCAGAGAAGAAGCGCAAAGGAAGAGGCCCTAGCAAGAAGCCTACTCTTGTATGCGTGAGCTTGCGACTACCGAAGGAGGTGCTGGACTATTTGGCTAAGCACCACCCTCACTCGAAGCAAGCCAAGATCAGAGAAATTCTTGCCGACTACGTTAACAACATAACCAACCAAGGAAACCCAAGTGAAAAAATCTAAAGCACAAACCGTCCGTAACTACATTGCCAAGAACCCGAACGCGACCCTGCGTGATGTGTGCGCGGCCACCAAAGCGTCTTATGCCTACGTCTGCACGATCAAAGGGAAGATGAAGAAAGACGAAAAATGGGTGAACGTACTTGTTGCTGCATCCAATGCGGCTATTGATATCACGACAGACACAACACCGGAGAGGATGGAGGAGTTGGTGTTCAAAGCTACTCAAGGCCGTGACCGCACCGCTGCACCGAAGGCGCTTGAAGGTATCGACGCAACACTGGCCGAGCGGGGCAGCAAGTACGGCAAGTTTATTGACCACGCTACCCTCACGCAGAAACTCAAGCGCGTTTTGCATGAACACGCTGTTCGCCACGACAAGTCGTTTGCTCTTGACCAAGCCGAGGCACTTGACATGATCTGCCACAAGCTGGGCCGCATCGTGAACGGTGACCCTGACTACGCTGATAGCTGGGTTGATATCGCAGGGTACGCCAAGCTGGTCGCCGACCGCCTTGAGTTCGGCAAAGAAGTTTAAGGAGTTGACATGACCAAACATAAAAATGCTGATGCAGTGCCGCTTGTCCAGACCCACGTCTACCAAGCTAGGGGGGTCACATACGTGCCCCACTACAGGAACGATTCGATCTTTGTAGGTCCGGGCTACCCACGGCTCAACCAGACACGATGGACTGCGGAGGAGTTGGTCGTAGCTGGTGCTACTAAGGCAGTCCTTATGCTGCACCCTCGCGGCAAATTTGGCGCGGTAGATGAATTGAACCCATGAGTTTCGGGGGGAAAGCGGATGCTGTAACTGCGTAATTCTTGTGGCCGAGTAGCAAGTACAGACGCAGCGAGTACCCCCACCTTTACCTATTGACAAAGTACAATTAGAGGCTATGATGAACAATGAGCTAACTTTGGAAGAATTGAGACTTAGTTGGGAAGCAGCTAAGAAAGGGGACGGCGGTCACTGCCCTGTCTGCGATAGATGGGGGAAGATTTACCCGAGGGGCATCAACAGCACAATGGCTAAGTCATTGCTCTGGCTTGCGTCGAGGGGGGATGAGTGGGTAGACGTTCCAAACACTGCACCGACATGGCTGCTCCGCTCTAACCAACTGCCGACCCTACGTTGGTGGGATATGGTTGAGAGGAACGACGACAACAAGTCGCCAGAGTTTAAGCACTCTGGGATGTGGAGAGCTACGGCGGTTGGCAAGTTGTTTGCCGAGAACAAAGTCACAGCACCAGACAAGGTGTTTACCTATAACGGCGAAGTGGTAGCGAGGAGCGTTAAGTTTGTGCCGATCACTGATTGCTTTGGGGTCAAGTTCAACTACCAAGAAGTTTTTAACTCCTTTAACAACTACCAGAGTGCGCCATGACACCAGAGGGCAAGGTAAAAGAGAAGATCAAGGCTGTGCTCAAAGCGCACGGTGTGTACTACGCGATGCCGATTGGCACGGGGTTTGGCAACTCAGGCGTGCCTGACTTCCTGTGCTGCGTCAATGGTGGGTTCCTTGCCATAGAAGCCAAAGCAGGTAGGGGCAAGCCGACGGCCTTGCAGGAGAAGAACATGCGGGACATTGAAGCTGCTGGGGGTAGGGCGCTTGTAGTCTCTGATGACCCGATCACACAAGAAGTTTTATTAGCTGTACTGGAGAACATGAAATGACATTTGATTTAAGCGCCGCACTGACGGCTTTGCTGGGGCGTATGGAAACAAACCCGTCCGAGTTCTTTGCGAATACATACAAGTGGGACTTTCTTTGGCGGGAGGGGGTCAAAGAAGTTTTGACCGAGGACGAACTTAAGCTGCTGGCGGAGGGGGTGGCCTACGTGCGCCGAGCCGAGATAAACAATTCCATACTGCACTCGCTGCTGGAAGAGCCAGAGCACGAATACGAGAAAGTTCAATACGGCGGCACTGGCGCTAGTATTGCGGGCGTCCTCGGCCAAAAAGCCGTTATCCGGACTCAGACACAACAACTGAAGATGGACATGGAAGCAGCGAAGCTGTCCGCGCAACAGCAATACAACAACGCACTTGGGCAGCAGCACGCGAGTAACAGCATGAACGGCATAGGCGTTCAGCAAAATTTCCCGAGCGACTACTTGAAGAGCTTTTTCAAATGAAGATTATTACGATTGACTTTGAGACTGCCTACGGCGGTGACCTTGGCTTTGCCAAGCAGACGACAGAAGAGTACGTACGTGACCCCCGCTTTGAAGTTATCGGTGTTGCAGTACAGATAGAGAATGATGAGCCTCAGTGGTTCAGTGGTTCCATGATCGAGACTGCTGCGTTCCTGAAGCAATTTGATTGGAGCGAGTCACTTGCACTGGCGCACAACGCCGTGTTCGATGGGTTCATCCTGAGCCACCATTTCGGTATCAAGCCGAAGGGTTGGCTGGACACACTGTCGATGGGACGTGCGCTGCATGGCACTGAGGTCGGCGGCAGCTTGGCTGTGCTTGCCGAGCACTACGGTGTTGGCGTTAAGGGTGAGCAGGTCAAGCAG